ATGATGAGGGAGCGTTCTTCCCCCGATGCTGATGTCCGGGTAAAACCGATGATGACGTTGCCGGCTATCAATACAGACGCCAGCAAGCATGAGAAAGAACAGATCAGCCGAGCTGTTCAGGAGATGTTTGAAGAGGCCGAATTCTGGCTAGTGGCTGAATGATGGACATCGATAACATGATTATCTCAGGGATCCGCATTTACTTTCCCAAAACGGAGGAGCTACTCCCCGCACCGGAGAAAGGAATGCGTACCTTTGCCATAACGGTCGCTGACAGCGAACACTTTCGGCTATTTGCTTTCGTAAACTCGAGGTGGGTTATGATGGGGCTGCCTGAATTCGACAGCATCGGCAAGGCTATTATGGGGGCTGTTCAGCAGGGTAAATCAGTTTGGCATTAATCGACAGGCGCAGCACTCAAAAACCATGCGCTGCGCCCATCGTAACACCGGATTTCAAGACCGGAGAGAATGCACAGTAAATCAATAAGTTAGCTTTTATAAGTGGTATATATTGGGTACTTAATACCTATTTTCTTCAATAACTTAGCCACTTTCCCCCAGATAATATACCAACAATTAGGCGCTCACCTTCCAGTAGCATCTAGATCTATAGTCGAGCGCTTTTGCTGCTCACTATTTGTTCCGTGATACCTTTGGATGCAATTTTCAATGCCTGGTTGAACGCAATAACGGTTACAGGCTTACCCTGAAATTTGACCCTGTTAGAATGACTCTGAAAAATATAGATATCATCGGGATATTTTTCTTTGCGCCTCTGTATGAGTTCGCAGATCAGAGGAGGAGCCTCTAACTGAACACTTTTAAATCTCGCCCCCTTTTCGAGATTCAGATATTTTCCGTCAAAGTTTCTATGCTTGAGATTGATAACCTGGCCAACACTAAGTGGCACGAGGTAAAGAAAAACCCATAAATCTGACCATGTATCACTGATATCTTTTAGCTTATGAGATATTAGCGCGATTTCTTTGGTGGTGAATTGGCTCATTTTTCAGACTGTTACTTTTTCATTCTAAATTCGCAATGACATATAACATATAACATATATTACATCAATGAGTTACATTTCACCCCTATGTCAAATGGCGGGTCGCTTTCAGATTTACGTTCCGCCAGTGCCTCAAGTATTACTTTTCTACTATACCGATTTAGCGTATTGGCGTTTATCAACTCGCGGTGGAGGTGACCTGGTTTCCCTCAGTGCGAAAGCATGGGGAAAGCCATTATGATGGCGGTTCGGCAGAGTAAAGCGCTGTAGCGTTAATTTTCCGGACGCGGTGGCCACTCGTTATCCGGCGCCGCGTTCAGTTAATCAACCAACACTTTCTCATGATGGATTGCTTGGCGGTATCCGTTCAGCCAGCGCCTCAAGGGCCGCTTTGGCACTATCATCGGCAGTCACACCAGCAATCGTTGAAATAGCCTCTTTCACAATATCCATCAGTTGCAGGATGCTTGCATGGTGAACGGCAGCTAACACTCCTGAATCTCCCGCCTGAACAGATTCAACATCTTTTTCAACTGTACCGTCAGCCATTTCCAGATCGCCGACAGTAATTTTCGCTTCCGGATAATCCTCATATAGCCCTTCGGCAAGGACTCCAATCCCGAATTTCCCGTTATCTGATTTAGTCTTAAGCCTCCAGGTACAAGCGCGAATTTTACGCATTGTAGAGAACGGAGCATTAATTTCCTCAAAGTTCTCTTTGATTCGCTCAGATGATCCGCCATTAATCCACGAGCCATTAAGGGCAAATGCGTTACCACCATCATCAAATCGGAAATTACCTGACACACCAGCCTGTTCATTGCGCATAGAGATAACACCTGACGCACGAACACCTACAGTGGTTTCCTGGTAGAATCCAAACTGCCAGCGAAGGACGCCGTTTACCTTTGTCCTTGCCCAAAATTGGCCTCCTAGCGGTGCACCTGTTGGCTCTTGCCCGTAGTTGGTGTCCACGATCATATAGCCGTTATTCGCATCTGTCGCCCCGCCATTTCCGGTTACGTTCGGCGGAGATACCAGCACGGACGGCCCCGAAATAGTGCCACCGGTTAGCCCGTCCAAAGTTCCCAGTTTAATCGTTTTTGACACGGTGGAGCCGCTGGTCGAGTCCTTGACGACTACCTCAGCGGTTACCGTTTTAACGCCAGTTGAGCTAGTGGATAAAGAGGCCTGAAGCTCAGCCGCCGCAACTTCATTCGCACCGGTCTTATAAGCTGATCGTACCGCACCGCCTTTTACAGTGGTTCCGTTACCCGGAGCAACAGCGTCTGCGTTGATCACGCTCCACGAAGTGTTAGCAGCCACAAATCCGCCTGACGCACGAACAAGCCATACGCCAGATACTTTGTTCGGCACAACCTCTCCAGTGCTGTTGCGACCATATGCTGCGTTTGAGCGACTTGCTGCAAACCTGAACTTCCCAGGGAAATTAGCGCCCGCAACGGTTTGGGTCGTTAACGAATGAAGTGTGTAGTATGTGTTTAAAATATCAATCGGCTCAAAAGCACCTGACGTAACGTTTGACTCGTAAATTCTGGATCCGTAAGACACTGTTTGACCAAAGTATCCCTCAATTTCAGGTGCAGCGTTGAGCGCCATAATCATATCTGCCGCACCAACACCACCGCGGAAGAACACGCCAGGAATAGATCCACTTTGAACCCCGTTCCAGTCCGGCAGTCGGAAGGTCGTTGTGCCGTTCCCTGTGGAATACGCGCCACGCTTCGTCACATCGGCCAGCCAGGCCGCATCGGTAATTGGTGTTGTCTTCTGCGCCCAAGCCCACAGTTCGGGCCAGTCTGCGCGGTTAACTAGCTGACCATCACGGGGTAGACAGTTTGGCGGGTAATAGGCGCGAGTCTCCCATGGCACAGCCTCCCCGATATGGTAGTTCATCACTCCATTCATCGTAGGCCCGGTGGTACCGCTCTCGATAAGGTTTCTGACCTGTCGCCATGTTGGCGCATCGTAATCATTGACGGCATCGGCAGCTAAAGGTGTTGCCCCGATCGGGCGGAGGTTCAGCCATGCCGCTGCGCGGTCTGCCAGGTCGGACAGATTCAGGCTCTTTTGCAGCGCCAGAAGTGGGTTTGACTCCGCCGCCTGCCGGGCTGACTCAGCAGCATCTTCAGCCTTTTGTGCAGCTGTATCTTTAGACGCTGCTGCATTAGTTTCTGATGTGGCCGCATTGCTTTCGGATGATGCGGCAGCGACGGCAGCGGCCTCGGCATCGTCTTTGGCCTGAAGGATGACGGGCTTATCGTCGGCCACCTGCTGAGCATCCGCGCGAATTTGCTCCGCTATAGGGATAAGCACGTCAATCTGCATCTCTTTCATGACATCAATCAGCTTGAGCCAGGAGGGGCCTGTGTAGCTCGAGCCGTCGGCCATTTTAATAACAACGTCGCCGTTTACCTCCAGCAGTTGATACCAGTTGTCAATTTCCAAAACGCGCTGGCGAATAGCGTAGGCCGTATCCGCTGCAATCTGCGCGCTGATGCGGTTCAGAGTATCCCGCGGCATCGCCGTCCATGCACTGGTTGTTACCGCCGGGCCGTTGTAGTCTCGGGCAAGTGTCAGCGCGGTATCACTCTCGATAGATTTCACCGGCAGCGTATACGTTGTACCACCCGCTTTAATGACAATAAAATCACCCGCGGTAAGTTCTGTAGAGAATGCAGTGCCTACACCAGTCACTGCATCCGAATTATTCGCTAGGGTTAAAGTGCCTGCTGACATAGTGGCTCCTGAATTTTTGACAATAAAAAACCCCGCCGGAGCGAGGTTGGTGAATTTGACGATGGACGGAATTTAACTGCAGGTGTCTCTGATAAAGTTATTCTTACCAACCCATTGCCAGTTAAATGGATATCCTGCTTTATACTGAGTCTGCCCGGTAACTTTTCGGACGCTGTAAATATTTACGGCTGATTCCTGCCCACCAATTAAGGCTGTGCCAGTACAAACTGGTTGTTCTTTTTTAAAGTTGCCAGTGCAGGCCGATATAAAGAACAAAGAAATAATAAACACTAAATATTTCATGTTAATCACCTGTATGTGTTAATTACCATGAAAATATCAATGTGCGCCATAAATAGATAATTGATTTGATAGATCGTTTAACGTTAATTGATCGTTTAAAACGATCGATTAATCATACAAGCCGACTTGCGTAACAATAACGTTTGAATGTCCATTGGTATAACCAAGGTTACTAATCCCTGTCGGTGTCCCTCCATCACCAAAAGCAGCAATCCGGGTACCGCCATTCTCAGCACTGGCAACAACCCTAATGTTTGACTGCCACGGTCTGGGTAGGGGGTCGTTTATTACGCCTACCGCAATACCCAGATACTCAGGGATCACGCCCCATTTCCCGGATAGCCACGCATTGGTATTGATGCCGTTATCCCCCGCGACTCCGCTCCCACCAATACGCGCCAAATCAGCCAGCGTCCGTGTTTCATTGGTTAAAATACACGTTCCACCTGCATCCCATATTGCGATGCCATAGGCAGGTAGTGGTTGCGGAAAGATAGAGAAGAAATACACCTCCATCACAGTACCTGCCGGGGCATTTCGGATAGATACCGTACACACGCCATTCTCGGTATTCATCCATAGCGCGCCGCGCCCTGTCGTGTAAACGAATGGGACGATAGGACGATTAACGTCGTATGCCTGCGTTATTATTGTCGCCGCCGAGGGATTGCTTACCACCACACTCTGTTTGGCATACAGCGCCAGCGGCGTGCTTTCAGGTGTTACCCACACCTCACCGGATGCTGTTGCTAATAATACGCCGTAGGACATGATTATCTCTCAATCGTGAATATTAAAAACGCACGCGAAGCCGGAAAAGTATCTGCCGAATATTCAGTATCCCCGGCCGCCGAGACTGTAACCGTGTTACCCGATACGATAATACGACGCCTGCCGGTCCCTAGCCCGGCACTGGCTGTATCGCTGTGGTTTATTACATGATAAAAACTCAGTCTCAGCCCTGCGGGGACATTAACTGACCAGGCCCCCGTTTTTTGCCCTGCGGCTAATAATTGAGTGCCATTTACTGAAACAGGTTTAATCCCATAGTTATTCGGTACACCATTAGCATCCCATGTCTGAACACCCCATGTCATCAGAATACCCCCGTTATTTTCCCGAACTGAACACGGAGAACACCATTTTCATCTCTAACACTTTCGGTGATATTTGTAGATTTCTTGGCCCCGAGCCCATCAGTTCCATAGTTAACAAATGTGCCTGACTTATCCAATCGCCAACCTGAAACATCAGGCGCATAATTAGTTGATTGGATATACTCACCTATTTTCGCATTGGTTATTGAGCCATCTTTAATGAAAGCACTATTGATGAAAACTTGCCCATTAAATACAAAAAATGCCGCCTGATAATCTCCGGGGTCACTACCAGAATAAATACCGAACTGGTCAGCTGCAAACACTGCCGTAGATTTATAACCGCCACTGCCGTCTGGCTCAATGGACATTCCAAAGCCGGTGTTGTATTTAACATTATCTCTTACAATGCCGAGATTCAGGGTATACGAAGCTTTCGCTGTACCGTCGCTATTCACTTCTGCCGTTAATTTCTCATTTACAGCGGCTGTTAGTTCACCATCAGGGCCGATTTGCGCCTGAACGTAAGTAGACAGGTCAGCAAGCCCTTTCTCTGCTGTTGCAACAGTCGTTTTAACAACGATGATGCCTGCTTTAACCTCGCCGTACTGAGCCCACTGATGGTCAATCACTGCATTATTGGTCAATGCATTTTGCAGAATACCCTCAACATTGGTATCAACACCCTCCTGGAGATTTTTGAATGCATCAGAATCACGAATGCCTTCATCAATAATATCTATCATCCCGGGAATATCTGCCGATGCCTGCCCTGATGACTCTACGAAATCAGATGTGCCGAAAGCATTGCGGGTGCGGACATAGACATAATAGGTTTTATCCGCCTGCAGGCCGTGTAAAGTCCATTGCGTTGATCGTCCAAGGAACTGCGCCTGCTCCTCTACATCAGCGGGATTGATGATTTGGTTTACTCCGGAATACCAGAATTCAAACGAAGTGTCTGAGGTGGCGGTAATGCGCATTACAGGGACAAGGTCTGCAGAGAACAGCCCCGGCGTCCAGACGACACTGGACGGCGCTGGCGGCGCACCAATCACCATACTGATTTGGGTCTCTGCACCCTTCATGCCGTTTTCGTTGCGCCCACGGACACCAAGTGTGTAACTGCCAGCATTTAGACCGTAAAACTCATACCTGAACTGATCCGTTTCGTATTGAGCGACAACCTTCCCATCATCCGTATAGACGTACAGTTCAAAGGCCAGCTTTTTGGTGGTGGTTGCCGTTTCCCAGGTAGCAGTGGTCTGGACCGTCTCTGAGTTCGTGTTGATGATGCGCAGGTTTTCTATGTTCGGGACTCGATACCCGTTCAGCGTATCGTTCGGGACTTCGAATACGGCGCCCTCATCAACGATTGCCTGTTTGTTCGGGTCGTGTTGGGAAGCGGTAATACTGTAAGTCGAATTATTATCTGTTTCCGCAATGCTCAGAATGCGGAAAAGGCGCACAGACAGGTTACGGGTAGAGATCGCAAAAACGGTCCCATCACGCACCCATACTGGCGCACTCTTCAGAGTTACCGCGTTCCCGTTTACCCGGGATATTTCGTGCTTAATAAACTTGCCATCGCTGCCCATTATCGACATTGTGTCGCCGTCAGTGATAAGGGTCGAGTCGACAGCATCAACGGTAATATCTGCCCCTGAGTGCGACATGATACGCCCACCCATTCGCGCACCAGCGTAATCATTGTCCATAATTTCGACGATATCACCCGGCGTGAAATGGATGGCATCGCGCGCCATCTGAAATGATAAGCGGCTACTCTCTCGCTTTGCTGTCTCAAGCAACCATTTCCCAGCTCGCCAGGCCTGCCCACGAGACGTGCAACCGAACGCTTCAAGCGTGGTTTCGTTGTAGTTCCCGCGTGCAATCATTTCATCGTCAGATACGTACTCTTTAACCTGCTCCCATCCGTTATCCGGGTCAGTCCACGAGACCACAACGGCGTTATATTTCTCTGAACGTTTCACGGAACTGCGGCTGAATTTGCCATCAACTACACTGGCGTTGGTAATAGTCGCTATCGGATCTTGCGGTGCATCCAGCATGACTGTCAGGCGCATGCCATCCCAAAGCGCTACCCCACGAAACATTCCGGCGATCTTGTCCAGAATATCACGCGCAGTTTCCTGCCCTGTGATATAGGCATTCAGCGTCATACGAGGTTCTTTACCACCATAACCATCATCCACGAGCTGGTCGCAATACTGGGACAGAACGTAGAGCGCGCCGTCATCAACATCGATATACCCGGCCCTGCGCGCCAGTCCAAAGCGCTCATTCTTCGCCATTTCACGGAATAGCCAGGCCGGGTTATTGGTCCATGCCTTTTTGAATCCTCCCAGCCACAAACCGGTGTAAGTGCGCGTGAATGGGTCGTAATTATCAGGAACATCCACGATGAGGCCACGCAGATGATAGGTGCGACTTGGCGTGTCGGTGTACTGGTCACGATCAATCACAGCACCGGCAATAGCAGAGAACGGATAATTAAGATTGTCGTCTGTAATCTCGGTGTAGCTATTCCATACCGTACCATTCGTCAGCAGGTCACTGGTGCTGTCCGGCGTAATGCGGCGAACACGAATATCAAAGGGTTTGGTATCAGGAGCATCGATAACGTGCGCCTCGAGATATTCACCAGATATCTTCCCGCTAATCGTGACCGTTTTGGCAATAGCCCACCCTGAAGCGCTGGTGCGCGTTTCCAGCACCATTGTTACGGATGTATTATTCTGGTTGCCTTTCGAATCCTGGGAAACAAGGCCTGATACCCCGACATTAAACCGAGTACGCGTAACATCCTGGTCGGTTACGGTCCGCACCAGCGGCGTATCGTAAGTGACATCCGTATTAACAATCGTCGTTGCTTCTACCGCCGAAAAACCATTAATCGGCGCCTGTGTTTCTGAGCCTGGTCGCCAGGCAACACTCACACCGCTAACACTTACATTGCCAGTGGCATCTGTTACCGGCGTTTTGTTCAACATGAAAGAGGACAGATGAGCCTGGTCAACTGGTCCGTAGATTGGGCCTTCGCTGATGAGGTCGAGAACACGGTAAAACTGTTTTGATTTGAGGTTATCATCGAGGAGTTTTGGTGTTGATGCTTTACCACCGCCAGAAGACATAGTTGCCCCTTAACTAATTGATTCTGTCCAGTCCATGTTGTTGGATGTATCGATGCCGAGGCTAATGACGTTGCTCCCCACCTGCATTTCACCCAATAGAATTGGCACAGGGTTTCCCTGCCCAACACGATTTTCCGCACTGGTGAACGAGTTGTTCGTGATGGAGTTCGTTTCCGCAGCCTCAGCCGATGTTTTCGTTTTCATATTTCTGGCTGAATAGACTGAGTACGCCACAGACGCCGCGGCAAGACCGATAGCTATCCATCCGGCGATACCAATCTCAATACCCGCCCCTTCAACCACAGGAATAAAGGTCACCGTAGTTCCGCTACTTGGGTGCCGGTCCATATGCCAGCGCATGGAATCGCCATCAACATCATCACCGCCAATACGCAATTTCACCCTGGAATTGAGGAAAGCCTTTTTGAATTCATGATTCTGAGCAAGCAGCAGGCGCAGCCCTTGAGCTGGCGTCTCAACATTCAGTTCGACTTTGCGGAAATGTCGGCGTAGATGCCCTGCAAATTTAAAGATGAGCACTGTTCGTGCCTCCAGATTGAGTGCGTTTGTTTTACGAATGCCGGCCGCATCTGTTCGCGCCTGCTGAGATGCCCAGCGCAGTCATGATGGAGCACCAGATTGTCATCAAGCAGAATCATCGCGTGGCATGGGTCAGCACCCGGGAATGGCTGGCGAATAATCACATCACCAGGAAGGGCCTCAGTAATTGGTACCGACTTAAATCCATTAACGGGCATGTTCTTCAGATAGAGGTTTTCACCGCGAAGCCACCACCCCTGAATTCTGTCGAAATCAGGGAGATCGATTCCGCATAGATGATAGGCATCACGGAACAACGTGTAGCAGTCTGAAATCCCATGCTCAAAGCGCCGGCCTAATAGGTGAGGAACAGGAAGGAACTTGTGTAACGTGCCATTGCAGGCCAGCCACCACGGCAAGCCAGAAACAACCTGAGCCCGGCGGTCAGCCCCAGACAAAACAGGGTAATCCATCGGATGAGAGTGGAATACCGCCGTCACCTCGCCTTCGTTTTCGGCTGCAAGCCAGTCTTCATCGGCAATCCGGAACTGCTTTTCTGGTTGCGGGTGAACATTGCGGCAGCGATAAATCCTGTCACCATCGATGATTAGCGCACACACCTCATCCTGCGACGAAGCCGCATAATCGAGTAACTCTTGCATCAGGAAACCTTCTGAGAGCCGGGGAAGCTGCTGATTGGCATGGGTTCTGGACGTGGATAGCGGAAGCGGCAACCACTGCGCCGGTGAGAGCATTTATCTTTCGATAAATCCGTTGTCGGATTGTCGCGCTCATCTGCAACAGCCGGGCCATCGTACCCGCACCCGACGCCGCGATACTGCCACTGGCACACATCGGCAAGGATGGTTCGTGCCGGAATGATGGCGTTATCACAATCTATGGGTGTCGCCAGGGTGTAAGAAACTTGTTCGAATGTCTCCTCCGTCAGTTCCTCTACAACATAACGGGATACGGCTTCCTGTGTCGGGTCCGCATCAACGTTACCGTTTGGGAAGTTAACTGCATCAAGGTATTTCACTGGAACCTGGCGCCGGGTGATCACCACTCCAAGCATGTCGTCGTAATCATGGTTAATTCCAGTAAGTAACCCTGTGACATTCGCGACGGTCATAGTCGGCCGCGCATAGGTTCCCTCGTTCTTCATCTCGAAGCCTTCGACCGCTATCGGATAAGCCTGGTACTGGTTGCCCTTCCAGATAACGTTGCCGTAGTAGCCGTTGGTACCGGAGTGAAAACGAATGAGATCCCCGCCGTATGGCTGCAGGTCTGCCTCGAACAGATCGATAAAAGCACCAACACCAGCATCGGTGCTTTCAATAATTAGTGCTGCTGGTATATCGCGCACGGCAAACTCCCATAAAAAAGCCACCTAGTGGCGGCTACTGTTCGAATATCAGGATGTTGATTATTGATAACCCTGGTTAATGTGTGAGTTCAGCCCGTCAGTGGTGGGACACTGGCGCACACAGCAAAGGAGGGAAGGCTGATTACCTCTGGATAAGGAATATTATGGATCAGAAAGAAGCTCTCCAGCGCTACCTAGACAGAGTGGATGCTATCGAAGCGGTGGTGAGGCAGTTGATTGATGTCTTAACTCCTGAGCAGTTATCTCTATTCCAAGACAAGACAATTCGGGAATGGACTGCAACAGAAAAGGTTTCTCCGCCAGAGTTACTTGAAACAATCAGAAGAACAAAAGGATATGCCTATAAACTATCGGGGTTATAAATAGCCGTTGCTTTATGGTTTGCAATGGCATTATCAATCGCGGCCTGAAT